CGCGGCGCTAACCCCTTGATTTTAAAGGCTTTTTTCTTGACCTAAGTTATTGATTTTACAGGCAAATTCATTTGTCATATGCAAAATGAAAAACATGCCAGCATAATATCGCTGGCATGTCAAATAGTTTTTAGCTATACAGTCGCCATCTGTAATGCAATTTCCATATTTTCAAAGTCATATTCTGGCGGTTCAGGAAATGCTATTCCAATATCCCAATTCGGGAATTGATCTTCCAGAAATTTCAATAAAGCGCAATCGGCCCTATCTTTGTCAAATCCTGAAAAACCATTATCAAGACCAATTTCATCAAAGCTGATTGTAAGTTTCATCATGGTTATTATCCTCAAAATTAAAGTTTTCACAAATTTCATTTAATACGGCCTGATACATTTCATGCGTAATTACATAATGATCCGGCTTATCCGTATGCTTAAATGCGCGATTATATCCGTATTCTACGGCACGCTCTACGCAATCGCACAAAATTTTATATTCATTTGCTTTCATTTTTATTCCTCTAATTCTACCGCTGCAATATACAAACATTCAGACGGGAATTTATAATCGTTTGCCCAAAAATACCCATTTTCATCTTCTATTTCATCAGGCAAACTGTCCATGCTTTTAATAAATTTCTCAGCAGCAGATTCTAATATAAACGCTTTTACAGTTGAGCATTCTTCGCCTTTTTGGGCCTGATACATAACAATATAAATTTCTTTAGCTTTCATTATACAATTTCCTTTACAGTAAAAAATCCGTTAGTTTTCTTTTCGACCTGTTTTGCCAATTTCCGAAAACGGCGACCATGTTTATGCGCCTTTTTCCAATGCTTAGAATTAACTAGAACGGCATGGATTAATTCGTGAATTAGTGTAGCAAAAAATTGGTGATTCGATTCGCACATTTTTTCGGACAGTAGAATATAAACGCCATCGGATAGTGTATCAGGAATGCACCAGCCGTATGCCCGCTCCATGCGGTTAATTTTGATTCGGATAATTTCGGGTAATTCCCATTCCATATTTGCAGCGAAGTCTAGCGCAAATTGCAAAACCTCTTTTTCTTTATTACGCATAATCGACAATCCCCATAGTTAATTGAGCTTTATAAGTTTTAGATTGTCCGGTGTTAAAATCAATAATACAAAATTTTTGGTTATTATCTAATATTCCGGTATTATCCATCATATATTGTAAAGCAGTGGGGATATTAGGAAAAGAAGTATTGCGAATATAAGCGGGGTTATCCTCACCCGGCTCAACCATAATGAAAGTATTATTAAGCATAATTGACAATACCCCACAAATTCACGATAGTAAAGAAAGCCCACAATGTTACGCCAGCTTTATCTTTACGCTTAATCGAAACGATAACGCAGGATACCGCACCAATCAGGAAAAAGCAATAACCTACAAATTGCAATCCAGAATTAGCAGCGACCAATATGCTACCCAAAATTCCACAAATAGTGCCAATCCAAGCTAACATTATTTCGTCTCTTCCTTAACCAATTTTTTAGCATAAACAGGACAACCGTCACAAAATCCAACAAGCACCCATTCATATCGCATCATCGTTTCCTTATTTATCTTCTATGTCTCACATCATACGCCCGACCCAGTAAAATAACAGTCAGACATTCTTATAATAATCATAATAAATCGTTATCATTCGCCTATTGCATTCCGGCCTGCGGCCGGGTACGCTTCGCGGCGCTAACCCCTTGATTTTAAAGGCTTTTTTCTTGACCTAAGTGCTTGATTTTATTCACCTTTTTCAAAAAATATGCAGATAAAATATACAAGTGAAAATTATTCTCATTATGCAAATAAAATAATGCAGGCGGAATATCCCGCCTGCATATGCTAATTAATAAATAATAGGTTTAATTTTACATTCTGCAATTATATTTAAATGACATTCGATAACTCTAAATTTACAATCTGGATATTGTGTTATTTGCTCATTAAACCATGAAATAGCGTTTTCTTTTTTATATTCAAAATCCCACGTTTCCCATGTTCCATCACCGGCTTCTGCCTGTAATTCGTATCTGATTTTTTCCATAATATTATCCTTTATATTTATTTCGCAATAAAATGATCTTTTACCTGAAAATTACGCCAATTATACGGGGTAATTTTTTCCTGCCATTTTTTCTTTTTGACAATCTCGCGCAAAATTGGCAGTTCAAAGTCCCGTGCATCTTCTAGTGCGGTATGAGGTTCTTCTTTAAATTCACCTAGAATAAAACCAGCGACCATTTCTGCGTTAGTTTGCATTGTCATATTCCGCAAAGTAGTAACCTTATTAAAACCATGATTATCTAGCACGAATTGTTTATAGGTTTTTGTCATACAGATATTCCCGACAGCCGCTTGCCATAGGCAAAAGCTATTAGCAAAGCCCGAAATATCAATTTCAGTATTTTTGCATTTATCCGCATCGAATGCCAGATTGTACGCGGTTAGCATAGGGTTATATTTTCCGATTGCTTGCTGAATCCAGCGATTAATTGCTGCTACGCTGGCAATCATACGCGAACCCGAATTTAGCATTTCAACGTATTGAGTATTGCGTTTTTGCAATCCGCCATAACCCCAAATGTCATTTGCATTTTTATCGTGGAATAGTTCCATCTTGCCATAATGATCGGCAACCAAAACAGCGCATTGATTATAAATTTGCCCGTTACGGTCGCAAATAATAATTCCAAAATCCGCAACCGTGTCGTTAATCGTTGTTTCAGTGTCCAGAATTGCAAAAAACTGTTTTTTAGCCATGATATTTATATACCCAAAAATTTTTTAAAGATTTTATCACAAAAAACAGGAAAAATCCAGCCTATTGTGCCAAGCATAATTATAAGAAGTGAAAGCACAATTATAGCATGAAATACCGCAAATCTTCTATAAATAAATTCTCTCATTTTAATGTCCCTGTTTTGATGGAACATAAACGCCGGTAATGTTGAATTTATCACAAACCGCTTTTAGATAGCTAGTATTATCCTCGTAAAAGGTAAAAGCGGCAAGTTTAAAATTCCGCAGGTTAAAAAACTTAGTCAAACCGCGAATTTTCAGGATTGAACCGCTAACATTATCGCCAGCTTTCCGCGAAATAATGTAATTCGGTTCGCCTAGTTTATCCTTAATGAAAGCCCTATCAGCATCACCTAGCACGCGAGCAGTGGCGATAATAACGTAGCATTCAGGATCAATTAAATCAGCTTGATATTGCTTTGCCATTGGCAATAGGCTATCATCATATGCCTTATGTTCGTTGGCACGCCAGTAATCAAGGTCAATTTTAGTTCCACATGGCATAGTCCGATACCGATGCAAAGAGCATACAATCGTTCCATCCATGTCGTAAATTGAAACCCGTTTAATCATTTCCTTATTCCTTATCGTTTGTTGATGTTTCACATCATACGCTTTTTAGCATATCAGTCCAATCAATCTTTCTTATAGTAACCATAAAAAAATTTTTGTTGCATTCCGCGCTGCGCGCGGGTACGCTATGCGGCGCTAACCCCTTGATTTATAAGGGATTTTTGCAAAGCTAAGTTATTGATTTTATTGGATAATTTCATACCCATAAGCCTGTGCAGCTTCCGGCAGAATCATCTTGCCATAAACAGTTTTAATGGCAATCATAAATTCACGAATGCCTATCGGATAAGTAACCGCTATCTCAATCTTTTTATTAGAGATAAGACGATTTGATGCAGCAGCCCTATAAGTCTGTTCTGACAGGCAAGCAGCGTTAAAGCGCATGGCACGTTGCAGGGAGGAGAGGGCGATAATTTGCGACATGGCTTGTCCTTTCAAGACGAGGGTTTGGTCAGAGGAGCGGGGTGAAGAGTTCATGTGCCTATAATAGCATTCCTTAGAAACAAGTCAAGACATTTTTACATTGTTACATTTTGTTACAATTAAACGCTTCACATTAAAATTCAAAACCGGTACGCTACGCGGCGCTAACCCCTTGATTTATAAGGGATTTTTGCAAAGCTAAGTTATTGATTACAAAAGGAAAAGCCCAGCACAGTATTTGCCAGGCCTAATGTCAAGTAAAATCTTTTATCTAGAGATCAATTTCAGTTATAACCATCATTGGAATATGAACCTCGTTATTATTAAAATTCCAATTCATGCAAACATTCTATACAACCTCACAACAATCCACAGGAACAACTTTACCAGAAAGCATTTTAGCAAGTTCCCAACCATTATCAAGAAAAACCTCGACGCACAAATCAACACAATAGTGGCCGTACCAATCAAATTTAACTTGCATATCTAACATTTTATTTCCCCTTTCGTTTTCCGATGAAGAACATTCTACACCTACACCATCAAAATAACAATCAGGCATTCTTATAGTAATCATAAGACATCGTTACCGTTCGCCTATTGTAAGTCTAAAATTCTTTCGGTACGCTATGCGGCGCTAACCCCTTGATTTATAAGGGATTTTTGCAAAGCTAAGTTATTGATTATATGGGGAAACATCCTTCCAGTATTCCAAGCGCATATAATTATTTTTCCTATCACGAGGCCAAAGTTTATAGTAAATCATAATTGCCAAAAAGATCAGATTAATCATATAGTTAAACAGCAACGGCATATCCATTTTGGGTAGCACATATGCAATAGTGAAAAGTTCACCAAAAAGCCAAGCCAATAGGAAAAACCAATTTAGCCCATTGGAGTTTCCGTCGCGCCATGATTGCCATGCCTGCGGCATACCACAAATTGCAAACAGCATAGCACCAATCCAGCCAAAAAATTCTAGTGTCATTTTATGCCCCTTTCATGTTGCGCCTTAGTTCCTAGGTTATGATAGATAGAAGTTTGAACCTTGAGAAAATCTACCACGGATTTCCATTCTTTACCGTGATGCCGTTTCGCATCTGGATACAGGCGGTCGGTAATAATATGGCATAATTCATGGGGAATAGTATCACGATGAAAGTGCTCATAATTGCGTGTCATATGATAGCATGACAGATCAATTTTAGAACCGTCGTTAAAGGAACGTCCAGCCGTGGCAGTAAGGCGAGAATTCATAACAATGGCCGGCATATTGCCAATATCATAATTGACCTTAGCAAATTCTTTTTTGGCATATGTCCAAAATTGCGTTGCGCTTTTTGTTGCCCATGCTGTTAATGCCGAAATATCGTATTTCATTGTTTAACCCCATATTCTTTAGTGCCATTCAAGCTCACCCAATTATGAAAAACAACGCGGGCGGCAGGATTTATAGGTTTGCGCTTAGCATATTTTGCTTTGATTGCTTGACGGATTTTTTCTTTATGTTCTTTTGTCATTTTATGCACCTATTAACAATGTCCAAAGTAGATCAGCCTCATATACGCCGAAACAAAAGTATTGCATTTCCATTTCCTGTTGATATGGCCAGTATAGTGCATTTCCGAACATATATTGATCTTGAATAAACATATCTAACTCCAAGTATAAAAAACTGTTGCACCATTTTTCTTGAATTTGATGGAATGAATTATAATGTTGGGGTTGTATTCTGTCAATGTTTTTTTAACAACATAATTCCATCCCTCCATAGTAAGGGGCATGATCTTTGCATATGCTCCACACAGATTCAATTCTTTATGGGTTAGTTTAGTCTTGAACATTTTATTTTCCAATTACGCGATAAACCAGTTTAATAGTATTTCCAGTTTGCGCTGCCGCTCGTTCGCTTAATTTATTCATATGATCCGCGATAGTCTTGGCAGTTACAAACGTCATATTCTTAAAAACAATCTTGCATAGTTTCGATTGTGGGGAAGTCAAAAGAATGTATGCCATGATTAATGCCCCTTTCTAATAGCCGAAAGATAATGATCTATACAAAAGGTAACTGCGTTATGGTTCCAATCTTCAATCTGGCTGCGTTGGAATAGGTAGATTTCTTGGCGTGTCATTTTTTGTTCCTCGTTTCGTTTTCCTATGCTTCATATTATAGGTGTATTTTTCGTTAGGTCAAGATATTTTTGTATTGTTACATCTTGTTACAATTTAATGCTTTACAACCGGCCCATGGGCCGGTACCCTGCGGGGCGCCAACCCCTTGATTTTAAAGGGTTTTTTCGTTAGCTAAGTTATTGATTTAAAAGAACAATATCACAATTAATGCCAATATGATAAGTTCGGGAATGGGAACGTAAATGCGATCCATTATCATTATCCTTTTGTCATGTTATGCAAGGGGCATATGCCCCTTGCATTATGCTAATCAGCTAAGTGCAGCCAGAATCTTAGCCAGCGCAGTTTTATTCGCCTTTTCCAGCGAGGTAGCTTCAGCTTCAGTTAGCCCAACCAGCGCAGCCAGTTCATCAGCCAGCTTATCCTTCTTTGTAACAGGTTGCCCGCTCTTTGTCAAGCGTTCCGGCTTCTTATAAATGCCCATACGGGAAAGTTTCGCAACCACGCTGCGCATGCTACGCCCTACGTTTGCAGCGATAACTTCTACCGCTACACCGTTGGCATAATCATCACGCAACGCCGCTTCCATCTCGGGAGTATAATTCACAGCCTTAGTCTTTGTAGTCATTTGTCATTCTCCAATCAGGTGAGAGTTAAGAACATCATCATTACCAAGCATTTTCGTCTCATTCACAATTTTAACCTTAGTAGTCGCGATAGGCCTTACCTCAAAAATAGTAAGTTCTGGTTTATCTTCTGGATCGCTGTCCATAGTCCATTCTAGAGCATCTTCTTCCGCCCGTTGAATAGTATCAAAGAAAGGGCTAAAGTCACCATCGTTATATTGTACAATATAATATTTTTTGGTCATTTCAAATTCTCCATGTAGTTAGTAGTCCATTGCTTAACCGTATTCAACGCAACCCCAAAATACTTTGCTACCCAAACGGCTTGCATTATACCCATAAGATTAACATAATGCAAGAAGGTTTCCTCGCTCATGTATCCCTTACCGCTATTCCATTGATGTGCTTTCATGTTTCACATTATATAGAATTAGCGCAGGATGTAAAGCATAGAATTGTAACAAATTGTAACAGACCGTACCCTGGGGGGTTATCAGACTAGCAAAAACCGTGCCACACCATGGCCCACCTCCACACGCACGATATGAGATATTTTTCAAAAGAGAAAAGGGTGTTTATAGAGCAAAGTGTAAATGTTGTTTTACCTACACGCGCACGATATGAGACGCTTTAAAGCGCTTCCAAAAGTCAATATGGTGTATATAGGACAAAGTGTTTACGCGCACAATATGAGACGCTTTAAAGCGCTTCCAAAAGTCAATAGGGTGTTAGTGTATAAACTTTATCAATCAAAAATAATTATATCAAATAAAAACACAAAAGTCAACACTCAAAAATTTTTAACTTGACTTTACTTCCCCAAGATGGTATAATTAATACATTCGCTAAAAATGGATTCATGAAATGAACACTTTACCAACCGCAAGCCCAGCCCAGGCTCTAGCAATTTCCCCCGAAGCACTAGAAATTGCAAATACTTATTTACAGTGCCAAAACTTAAATAAAACGGCCCAAGATCTAGGGCTTGCTCCTGATATGGTGTCAGAGATTCTAGACCGTAGAGAAGTAAGAGCGTATATAGATAATGTCTTTTTAGATCAAGGCTTTAATAATAGGTTCTTAATGCGTGAAGTAATGGATACGATTATTCGTAAGAAATTACAAGAACTCGACGAGGCAGAAATTGGGTCATCTAAAGATATTATGGATATTTTGGCATTATCTCATAAGATGACTATGGATGCACTAGATCGTCAAATTCAACTTGAAAAAATTCGCAACCCACAGGTCAAAACGCAGACTAATGTTCAAATTAATGAACTTGGTAGCGATGGCACTAAATACGGAGCATTACTACAAAAACTAATCGGAGCAGGAAATTGAGTTTAGACGAAGATATTATTACCTATAATCGCGGTGTATCATATTTAGAAAAAGGTAATTTTAAAAAAGCACTTCAAATATTTAAAAAAGTTCAACATAAATCAAAAGAATTATATAATAACCTAGGGGTAACTTATCGCGCATTGGGGCAAGATAAACCAATGTTTGAAGCGTATAAAAAAGCTTTAGATTGTGACTCTGCTTTAGGTGATGGAGATACGGTAAATGCACAAGCATTAAATAATTTAGGTCTAGCGTACTATATGTATGGTAATGATACTGAAGCTATTAAATGCTATACTCGTGCAGTAAAAATAAACCCAAAATCATGGGATGCTTGGTGGAACGCTAGTACCGCCCATCTTAGAGTTGCTTCATCCACTGGTGAAGGATTTGGTCCTGCCTGGGAAATGTATAAGGCCAGATTTCTCAAATCCAAGCCAATTAAAATGAAGAACTTAAAAGAAGATCTCATGTATTGGGACGGTGTTAGTTCTGGTAAATCAATAATTGTACTTACTGAACAAGGTATTGGAGACAATATTATGTGGGGTAGGTACTTGCCTGAGCTAGCTAAAAAATTTGAAAAAGTATATGTACAAGCAGATGTTAGTTTATACGATTTATTTTTAGAATATAATCCAGTACCTGATGCGGTACATACTGATGCTTCCGTAGCTTATCCTATTTGTAGTTTAGGGGAGCATTTCGATTATATTCCACCTGCTGACTGGTTGGCTGGTCGTTTTGGGAGTTTTGATTTTGGTCCAGGTTTTAATATTGGTATTGTATGGTCTGGTAATGCTTCCCATGCTAATGATAAATATCGTTCTGTGGACATTCGCCGGTTTCATCGCCTTGCTAAATATGGTAATCTTTATTCTTTGCAGCCGGGTTTCCGCGGGGACGGCGTTGTTAGGGGGCTGGATATTAGCTCGTGGTCAGATACCGCGAAATACATTAACGGACTTGATCTCGTTATTGGCATCGATACGTCGGTAATGCATCTAGTTGGTAGCCTTGGCAAGGTTGGATGGCTATTGCAACCTTATAAGGAAACAGATTTTAGATGGGGTACAGTCTCAGAAGAGTTTGGCTCTTCAGTATGGTATCCTCGCATGAAAATATTTAATAATCCGCAGTCATGGGAGACTGTATTTGACAGGGTTGAAAAATGCTTACAATCTCACGTGAAGGAATTAGTAGTACTACCATAGAAGATTATGGTAATTCTAGATTTCTAAAACTTCCAATAGAAAACTATTTAAAACTATTACCAGCTAGAGATCCAAATACTAATGAAGTTAGTACTGCTTTTGATCTACTAAATGGACCTCAAATTGCACTAATCAACGCAATTAATGATCCTCGATTTAGATTCGTATGTGCAGCTCTATCTCGCCGTCTAGGTAAAACCTATATAGCGAATATTATCGCTCAAATGGTTGTTTTAATACCTAACTGTAATATTCTAATTATGTCCCCTAACTATGCTTTGTCTAGCATCAGTTTCGAGCACCAGCGTAAGTTAGTACAGACGTTCGACCTTGAGTTAGAACGAGACAATATTAAAGATCGTATCTTAGAGTTGTCAAATGGTTCTACTATCAGAATGGGTTCAATTTCACAAGTAGATTCTTGTGTTGGACGTAGTTATGACTTGATTGTATTTGATGAAGCTGCACTATCAAAAGAAGGAGAAGCTGCTTACAACGTTGCACTACGTCCTACTCTAGATCGACCTGGGTCAAAAGTTATCTTTATCTCAACGCCTCGTGGTAAGAAAAACTGGTTTAGCCGATTTTATGCACGTGGATTTACTTCTGAATTTCCTGAGTGGATTAGTTTAACAGCTGACTGGACAGAAAATACTAGAATGTCTCCGTCTGACGTTATGGAAGCCAAAAAGACTATGAGTGCTTTAGAATTCGAACAAGAATACTTAGCTTCATTTAACAGTTTTGAAGGACAAATCTACCAGTTAACAGAAGAAAACATAATAGAATCCTTACCAGAAGGTAACTACGAATTCTTCGCCGGCTTAGACCCTGGGTACAAAGATCCAACAGCATTCGTTGTATTTGCTTATGATTTAGAAAACGACTGGTATTATGTAGTTGACGACTACCTCGAAGCGGAGGCTTCCACCTCGAAGCATGCTGCTAAGATACAGGAGTTAATTGATAAATGGGGAATTGATGCAATCTTCATTGACTCCGCAGCAGCTCAGTTCGGGGCCGACTTAGCTTATATGTATAATATAGCAACAATTAAAGCCAAGAAACAAGTCTTAGAAGGTATTGCATTTTGCCAGACTATTGTACAACAAGATAAATTAAAGATTTTACGTCATTGTAGCTGGGTAATTGATTCAATGGATCAGTACCAGTGGGATGATCGAGAAACGCTTACTACAGAGAAACCATTACATAACGAGGCATCACACATTGCTGATGCTATGAGATACGCACTTTACACTTTTATCGTATGACTTCAGGAATATATCAATTAACTTTTAGTGACGGATCTTTCTATGTTGGAAAGAGCAATGATATTGAACGCCGCTGGAAAGAACACTTTACCAAATTCGGCAAAGGTACTGCCGCAGCAGCTATGCAGGCCGCATATGATCGATGTGGGGCACCTTCGTGTAAAGTAGTATTAGTTTGTCACGAAGACCATATTGATGTATGGGAATCTTACTATATTAATGGTAACTATAATCGTAGTAATTGTTTAAATACTACATGCCCTAATCCAGTTAATATTCCTTCCAGTGTTTCTCTAAATCCCGAATACCTTACAATGAGTATGTGGGAACATATAACCAAGATGACGGATCAAGCTGAAGAAATTGAATCCTTAAAAAATAAAATACGTATGGTTAAAAATGGCAAATTAGTAGAAGAATTAGAGCTTAAACTATTTAATGAAAAAACTAGTACAGAGTTCTATAAACAACAAGTTAAGAAACTAAAGTCCAGAGGATTCTTTGCACGTTTATTTAACTATGGAGTGTAATATGGGATGTAAAAAGCCTGGCAAGAAACCACCTAAAAAGTGAATAAAAAGCCCCTTAATTGGGGCTTTTTTATTGCCTGAATTACGGTAACGTGCAATATTTACTGCTACAAAAATTTTATCATTGACATTAGCTACCCTAGGTGATATAATACCCCTATAATTAAATTTGTATGTAAAAAAATTTTGGAATCACACGAATGGCAGCAAATACCGGAAATAAAAGGCTTGCAGTTAAACATGTAAGAGATAGAGCTAAAAGCGCGTATGAAAAGCAGAGTGAATGCCATATCTGCGGTTCTACTGAAGAGCTGGAGCTTCATCATACTTCATCCCTAACTGTACTCCTAGATAATTGGGCAAAAGAAAGAGGTTACGATATCTCTACTGATGACGGTATTCTTGCAGTACGTGATGAGTTCATTGATAGTCATCGTTCTGAGATATATGACGAGGTATTTACTTTATGTAATAAGCATCATCAGATGTTACATAGAATATTTGGCATCAAACCTCCTCTACATACTGCACAAAAACAGAATCGATGGATTGAAAAGCAAAAAGCTAAAGCGTTAGGGCTCGAGATTGAAAAACCCGTAGGGCTCTTTAGCAAGTTCTTATAAGGAACATTATGGGGTTTAATCCATTAAAATGGTTTTCTAGAGAAAAAGAAAACCCCGCGCAAGAAAGAATAGCAGATAATTATGGCAGCTCAGTTGGTACAACAGCTTCCATAACATATAGTCAAGCATTTGATAAAATAGAGACAGTTAGTCGTGGCGTAAATTTAATCGTCTCTGGGGCATCTAGTTTAGATTATGATATTAAAGATAAAATAACAGAAGGTATAGTTGGTGGAACTAGACAAAAATCTCTTAATAACTTACTAAACTTTAAACCTAACCCATATCAATCTGCCCAAGAATTCAGAACTAACATTTTCACTGATTTAGTTTTAGAAGGTAATTGTTTTATATATTTTGATGGTGCATTTATGTATCATCTACCAGCCTTAAATATGGAAGTACTTCCAGACCCTAAAACTTTTGTAAGAGGGTATAAGTATAATGGAATTACTGATTTTAAAGCTGATGAAATAATTCATATTAAAGATGTAAGTAGTAACTCAATTTATCGTGGTGGAAGTAGACTAGCCTCTGCTACTCGCACAATTAATACACTTTATAAAATGCAAACATTCCAAGACCAATTCTTCGATAATGGAGCAATTGCTGGAATTGTTATTGAAACAGAAAATACTCTTAGTCAAACTGCTAAAGATAAAACGATTATGAACTGGATGCAAAAGTATTCAGTTAAAAATGGTGCAAAGCGCCCAATGATTCTTGATAGCGGATTAAAATTAAAGAGTATTGGTGATACGAATTTTAAAGATATGGATTTTGATAATTCAATCAAAACTCATAATACTAAAATATTAATGGCTTTAGGTGTTCCAGAAGTTCTTATCGACGGGGGTAATAATGCAAATATTACTCCTAATTTAAGACTTTTTTATTTAGAAACTGTTTTACCTTTAGTTAAGAAATTTGTATCTGGAGTTGAAAGATACTTCGGATATGATGTAGAAATAATAACTTCTACGGTCTCAGCCCTTCAACCAGATATGAAGGACATAGCATCTTATCATACTACCTTAGTAAATGGTGGAGTAATTACACCCAATGAGGCAAGAGTTGAGTTACGTTATGCACCTATAGCTGGCAATGATGACCTTAGGATTCCGGCAAACATAGCAGGATCAGCTGCTAACCCAAGTGAAGGAGGTGCTCCTCCTAAGCCAAAAGCATAAGGAGTCTTATGACAATTAAAGATAAGGTCCTTTATCT